TAATGTAAGAACCACTAGCGAGTTGAGTGAACATATGAAGAAAGATCTAGGTATAGATTGAAAAGTAGAGAGTTTACATCTAATGGATGCCTTGTTCCTATAAAGCTAATGTAATAATTACACTTTTGGGGATGAAAAATACGTGCCCATAAGTGAGAACATTGATTTTCTCATCCTTTCGATAACTTAAAACATAAGTTATCGAAAGGATATAATGAGCAGTAAATTTGCAGACAAAGGCTTTAAGCAATCGTTAGGTTGCTTATCTGATATAACTTAAACACTAGCTCATGCCCAGCAGAGTTAGTATCAGAACTTCAAGAACGCCAGCCAAAGATCTTGTTAACTCAGAAAGTTGGAGAGAAATAATGGAATATCCAATCCAGTTGTTCGGTTACTTGAATGAGCAAGATGCAGAACCAACGTGCATGGTGTCGAACGTAACCAAAGATACAGTGCAGGAACTTAATCGGCTACACGGTTTTAAAGTTGATGACTGGTTCTTATCAAGTGGTCGCTGTGGTGAAATAAAAGTTCATGGGCCATACAAGACAGCTGATGAAGCTTGCAAAGCAGCAACAGCCAAATACGGTGTAACTAAACTGACTTCACCAATGCTAATCTTTTAACCCTTAAGTTCGTATTATGGGTGAGTGTTATGTTGAGTGGTTCGCCTTTGGCCTAGAACGCGCAAAGGGTGGGCGAGAGACTTGCTCATTGTCGGCTTGCCGTACATGCCAGGAAAGAGAATCGCTTTGAAGTGAGAGCCCGTAACATAACACACATAATGCTGCACTAATGAAATGACATACCAAACGCTGAGTATGTCATTTTAGTTTATCTTCGTATCTTTTTAAGAAGTACCATAGGGCGCTTTTGCAATCTTCTGGTCTGCCTTCTAATTTGATACTTTTTATTTTTCCGTTTTCATCGGTTTTGTATTCATACATGCAGAAGTCATCACCGTTTCTGATTTTGTCTATGCGTTCCTTGCCATAGATTTCTTCAAGCGTCTGGTTTGGATCTTCTTCTCGACCAATGATTTCGCCCATTGTCGGGTCTGCCAATGAACTTGAGCTCATTAAGGCCATTGATAATATGATCTTCTTCATCGTCATAACTTCGTCGGTTAGCGAGCATTTTGGGAGGGGCCCGCTTAGCGGGAGGGACCTAAAAGCGGAGCCAAACCCCCGTCTAGTATTACGGGGGTAAATTCCACTGAACCATCAGTGTTCTCCGTGTATTCGCAAGCGTGGCGCGCCAGTGTTTGAGCGTTAGCGAGTCTTATCTGAGGAGAAATTATTTCTAGCTCTGTTGCTTTGATTCCTCAAATACAAACCTTCGACCATTATCGACAGTGATTCGATCTCCGCGTCGTTGAAATCTCCAATCGCTGAACTAATTTTCTCTATCAGTCTTTCGTGTGGATTCTGTTCTCTTCCAAGTACTTCATTAACTGATACCCCAAGTCTTTTAGCTATTAAAACTAGCTCTGATGCTTTTGGCTCAGTCTTGCCTGACTCCCAGTTCATAACGGTTTTTGCCGATGCTCCGACAGATTTAGCCATTTCAAGCTGAGTGACTCCTTTTTCCTCTCGGAGTCTCTTAATGTTCTCATTTAGCATGTTAAACCCCTTATTGAGTCCATGTTTTTTCTCATTATAAGGAGTGTTTTTTCATACAGTATCTTGACAAGGTAAAAATATTTACCCAAGATATGCAATAAATTTACTCTTGACAGGTTTTCAGAGAACATGAAAAAACAAGTATTCACCCCTGAAGAATTGGAAATCGATACTGAGGCGAGTCCTTTTGTTTTTGTTGATTACCTGTCTTGGACAATCCCTTACTCATCTTTGCGTCACGCTCATAAGTCCGACCTTTCATCTGCTATCTGGGCTCCAATTCCTAAGCCAAATTACCGCATGGCTAAAACTCCTGAGCAAAAAGAAAAGTTAATCGAGCGATACAAACAACAGTGGAACGTTGCAATGATGGAACGTTTGGAGGTTTTTTGCTTACACGTTCTTGGCCTTCGCATGTCGCCTTGGCGTGGCAAGGGTTTATACGGTTACGAGGATTCATGTCACTTGATGACCAAACACTCTAATAAGCACGTTGGATTTGTTGCTTTGGGTGGCAACCGTGGAACCTGTTATTTCCAAATCGAGGGGCTAGTGTGTAAACACGTTTTTGAGCACACAAGTGCATTCCGTTTGCATTGGTGGTTAGAGCTTCTCGACTGTAACCGTCTATCTCGAATCGACCTTGCAGTCGATGACTTCCACGGCCTGTTCGGTCGTGAGTATGCAAAAAAAGCCTATGCCGATAATGCGTTTCGCACATCTGATAGGGGTTGCGGCCCTAGTGCAGGTGAGCGTTATTTCGCTGAACCTTCCGGCAAGGTTATCAATGAATCATTCGAGGTTGGCAACCGCAAATCTCGTATTTACTGGCGTATTTATAACAAGGCTGCTCAGCTTGGGCTCGATATGTTTTGGTTTAGAAGTGAGTGTGAGCTGAAGGAGATGCCAATCGATGTGCTTCTCAATATCAGCGGTTACTTCGCCGGAATTTGTGCGTATAGCGCATCTATCGTGTCTAGTTCGCCAGTAAAGGTGGTTACAAAAAAGAAACAAGTTGCGCTCGATATGCACGGGCGCATTCGTTGGGCTCGTCGTCAAGTTGGCCGCACGTTAGCGGATATTGCTAAGTACTTGGATGGTGACTTGGAGAAAGTTTTCGGTTTGCTTATCTCTGAGGATACGCAGGGCGACTTGCTCAACTTGCCTGATACATACAAACACATAATCAAAGAGATAATGGAGAATTAGCATGGCTGTTCGTTACGTTCTAACAGGTGGCACTTACTCAAAAGGCGTTGGTAAGCAATCTGGTAAAAAATATGAAATAGGTCGTTTGTTTGCTGGTAAGGCGCTGAAGCCTTGGGAAAACGAAAACGGCTCTCAAATTGCGTTTGGTATTGAATCTGTTGAGGTTCCATTTGCGCCAAACGATGCACTTCTCGCTAAATTCGAAACAACGATGTGTCCGGCTCTTGTTGAGTTCGAGTACGAACCTGACCCAGAAGACCCGCGCCGCATGTTGGTTTGCGATTTCAAAGTGATTCGCAGCCTGTTCGACAATCCTGTCTCTGACAAAGCTAAGTAAGGTTTTTAATTATGCCTGCGTGCGCACTTCCAAACGCTGACGGCTTCATTGCTGTCGTTCCTGAGGTTGATGCTGCTTCTTGTAGCGGTTACGTCATGGTTACGGCTCAAGAATACGGTTCGCTGATGGATTTCACTCAGGTTACTGGCCCTGAAGCTACTCAAATGTTCGGCCTTGGTTTTTCCTTGGTGTTCTTTGGGGGCTTCATTTCTACCTATGCCATCAAGATGGCTTTACGTTTAATCAAACTTCTCTGAGGTACTTATGAAATACATCAATCTAGCGAAGAAATTCGCAAAACGTGGTGCTGCTACTGTTGCTGTGGCTGCTTTCTCTGGTGCTGCTTTCGCAAGTGAGGCAGGTGCTGACCCATTCAGTGCAATCGACCTTGCTGGCGTTGCGACCAAAATCGGTGCGGCTGGCTTGCTAATTGTTGGTATCGCTATGGCTCTTAAATCCATCACTCTTGCTAAGCGTGCTGTGAATAAGGCTTAAGTTTATGTTGGCCATTCTTCACGATGTCATTCTCATCGTCTTTGTGCTTTTGGGTGGCATGGCTGGATTTGTGGCCTCTCAAAACTTTAGAGGATAGGGGGCTTCGGTCCCCTTTTTTAATGAGGTTTATACATGAGTATTAAACAAAGCATTGCGGCACTGGTGATACTTTTGAGTGTTTCGTTTAGTGCTTCGGCTAAATATATTAAAGTTACTGGCGTTAACCAGTACGCTAACGGCTGTATAAGTGTTGGTCAAATTTATAAAATGACCCCATATGCGGGTAATTACTATATCGCTGGCGTTTGTTCGGGGATCTATATTCGAAAGGATATTGATAGTGAAGGTCTTCACGCTAGTGTTTATTCGCGCTCGCTCCAAGCTTATAACCTTAAGGGTTATTACAAGGATATTGGTGGTTTTGAATACGTCGAATCTTGTCAGGACGGCACTTCATTAAATCCTAATACTGGACAGTGTGAGGCTTCTAAAAATCACTGCGAAAAGTTAATGGAAACAGAGCCAACTTTAGGTGTTTGGTGGAATGAGCAAGCCTATGGTCGTGACATGCTCGGTAACTTTTGGTGCGGAGCCGCTTCAAATTGCACGGCTCAACTCACTACTTTTACTGGTTGTGATTCTGGCCGATGCTTTGCAGATGCTCACTATACTGGTGATGAGTGTCAACATGGTACGTTAAACGGTTTTTGTACTGATTCCAGTTGCTCTGCTGAACTTCCTGAACCAGAAAACCCAGACCCAGATAACCCAGACCCAGATAACCCAGACCCAGATAATCCAGACCCAGATAACCCAGATGTTACAGACCCAACTCATGACCCTGATGACCCTACGGGTGGCGACATCGAAGACCCTAGTGTTTTGCCGGATTCAGACAATGATGTTGTTGTTCCTGACCCTCCAACAGATGAACCTGATGTTGAGGACCCTCCAACAGATGAATCGACAGATACGGCAGTGGTTAGGGCAATAACGGGAATGAATAAGGATGTAAACAAGGCGCTCAATGCTATGAACATTGACATTAATCAGGCAAGTGCCGATGTTCAGAATCAAATCATCGCTCTTAATGCTTCTGTTGTTACTAATACGCAGGCCATTCAAAAGCAGCAAGTTAACGACAATGAAATCTATCGTAAAACAAAGTCTCTGATTCAACAGGCCAATGCTGACATAACAACAGCTGTAAATAAAAATACCAATGCGATTAACGGCGTTGGTAATGACGTTGAACAAATTGCGGGTGCAATGGATGGTATTGCTGAGGATGTCGCTGGTATTTCTGAAACACTGGATGGTATTGCCAATACTGATACGTCTGGCGCTGGTACGGGTGGTACTTGTATCGAGGCTGGCAATTGTACGGGCTTTTATGAATCTGCTTATCCTGATGGTTTAGGCGGTTTGGTGTCTGGTCAACTGAATGATCTAAAAACCAATGTGATTGACGACTTTGTTAATTCATTCGGCAACATAGATTTATCTAATGCTCAGCGTCCATCTTTCGTTCTTCCGGTTCCGTTCTTCGGTGACTTCAGTTTTGAAGAGCACATTAGTTTTGATTGGGTCTTCGGTTTTGTTCGTGCAGTTCTTATTGTGTCGTCCATCTTTGCAGCACGTCGCATCATTTTTGGGGGTTAATATGGATTGGTTAGTCGATTTATTTAATAAGCTTTTTGTTTTTTTGTATCAGCTCTTAGTGTAGCTTTTTAACATGCTCAAGGACTTATTTTTCTGGGCGGTCGAGCAGGTCATGGAGATGGTTAACATGCTGCTTTCTGGCGTGTTCGCGCTCTTTGCGCCTGTTGATATGAGTCAGTATATGACTTCAATCCCTCCAACAGTGTCTTGGGTTATGGCTGCGGTTGGTTTACCTCAGTGCCTTTCTATCATTCTTGCAGCAATCACGGTTCGCTTAATGCTTCAACTGATTCCGTTTACGAGGTTAGGCTCATGATTTATGCAATAGCAGGTAGACCAGGAGGCGGTAAGACTTACGAGGCTGTTGCTTATCACATCATCCCGGCTATTAAGGAAGGGCGTAAAGTTATTACTAACATTACGCTTAATGTTGATTGGTTCGTAAAGATATTCGGCGAGGATGCGCGCGACCTAATAAAGATAGTTGATGGTCGATTGACGGATTTTGGCTCTACAAGTCGGCCTTTTAGTCAGATTGAAGATTACTCCGATGAGTGGCGAAATGAGAAAGGACAGGGGCCTTTGTACATTGTTGATGAGGCTCATATGAGCTTACCATCTCGTGGGCTTCCGGCTGCGATTCTTGAGTGGTTTTCGATACACCGTCACTATGGTGTCGATATCATCTTGTTGACCCAGAACATACGCAAGGTGCATCGTGATATCAAAGATATGATTGAAGTCACTTACCGTTGCACTAAAAATACTGCAATGGGTTCCAGCAACTCATACACCAAAAAGGTTCAAGATGGTTGCAATGGTGAGGTGGTTAATACGTCGATACGATCTTACAAGTCTGAGTATTTTCCGTTTTACAAAAGCCATTCTCAGTCCAATAAGCATGTGCAGGAGGCGCAAGCAAAAGACATTCGACCTTTCTGGAAGCGATGGCCTGTTATCGGTACCGCTTTGCTTTTGGGTGTTGGTTTGCCTATCAACATCATGGCGTGGTGGCCTGAAGCCGAAAAAGCACCGGAACCAGTAAAGCAGCAAAATGTTAACGTAGAAATTCCAGCTGGCACACCAACAGTTCAAGGAACGGAGACGCCACCCAAGAAAAAGATCAGTTCTGGTTTTGGTCCTCTAGATGGTTACGACTTTTTTATCACTGGTTACGCTAAGCAAATCGCGCTTACTACTAGCTTGAAATCAATGGGAGAACTAAACCGTGACCTGACTTTCTACAAGATATACATCGATGTTTACGATGGTACGGATAAGCTTTTCAGTTTCGACCATACAGATTTGGTTGATATTGGCTATCAGTTCGAGGTTCTTTCGGATTGTGTCTATCGGGTAGCTTGGGAGGATTCAGAAAGGATCTTCACTTGCGGCCAACGTGAAAAGCCAACCGATATTCTCCAGCAAAATATTCCTGTTCAGATATAGCAATGCTGATAAACATTCTTTGGACTTTGTTCTGGGGCTTCTGCATCTGGGGAACAATAATGCTATTCAGATGGGCAACCTCTAGTTAGACCGCTCGCCGCAAGAAGTGATATTGAGCTTGCGAAAATCGCTTCGAGGAAGCGGAACATGTATGAAATTAATCTTTGGCAGGTTCACACCTGAGTTAGTTATGGAATGGATTTATGATGCTTATGAAGGGTTTATCTTCTTGGGTGTTTTCTTGCTGGTATTGCTGCTTGTAGGAGGTTATCGCAATGATTGATTACTTAGCTTTGTTTGTTCATCCTGATGATTGGGTTTGGTATCACTGGGTTCAGTATTTTGTTGCTTGTTATGTTCTTTGGGTTTTCATGAAGAAGCATCTATCCACTTAGTGCGCATTATGTATATTATGTTAAATTAAATGTGCTCGTACGCCAAATGTTGCCAATGAGCGCTCCTATTCCCCTGTGAATTTGAAATTTAAGGTATCTATCATAACCATTAAACATAATGGCTATTTACCATAAAATAGCTAATATCGATCTATCAATCTGCGATTGCTTGTTCTTCAATTAGCGTATTA